TTAACATAATATACCTAATACGCACTGAGAAATAGGGGCGTGGTAAAGTGCAATCCCCACATAAGCCATTGATAATCCTTGTAAACCTAGCCCTTTATACTTTTTTGCTATCTGTTGCCAAATGGCTTGCTCTTCTGGTGATTTCGCTCTGTCGGCTGCAAGTCCAATTAGTACCTTTTCTTTATCTTCGCCAATCTCGTCAGCAATGATAAGTGCCAGATTTTCTTTTAAATGTGCTCGTCCGTTTCTAATGTCTGCCAACATTTGAGGACTTAAACCTAATTGGTGAGCCACTTGCTTATATTGGACAAAATTCATGTGGCTTTTGTACGCATCTATCAGATTATTTGTGTACATCTGCGGTTTCCTTGTTTCCCTCATTTCTTCCATTCTAGCTGATTAGTACTGAAATCATCGTATTTACACTACGAGATTTGTCGTATTAACTGATACGAGATTTATCGTATTACTAGGTCTGATTATGGAACGTGTCTATTACGACTTACTCCCTGATGGTTCAGTTTCTGTCTATCTCTTCGGAGCTTGGGACACGTTCCGCACTTACCGTGCTTTGGTTTCTTACCTTCAATCTGAGTGCATCGAGTACGAATTGATTGATATTACCGAAACAACTCTGGCTGAACGTTTGGTCTTGATGGGAATGCAGTTATGAAAGTTTACGCTTGCTTAGACTGTGGCAGTTCTTACGACACGCATCTTGAATGCTGCTGTCCAGAGTGTGGCTCTGGCATCATCAACCAATACTGCATCTCTCCTAAAAAACCGTTTGAATCGACCAAACCCCATCACTTGTCGAATCAATCTTACAAATACCGTAGCGACCGCAAGGCTACGGGCTTGGCTATGGAATGGATTAACCATACTCCGGCTGAATACACCTTCATTGATGATTACGAGCAATCGCCCGTGATCATTGATTACCTGTGTTTCACTGTCTCATTGAAAGACTTTAGACACTGTAAAAAAGAGTCGCCTTATTCGGGGTTCTTCTTCCCAACGGAGCCAAAATTCGACAGTTTTGTGGCGAAGTCCTTTGACGATATTGAAGCTTACAACAAGTATTACCGCGCTATGTACATGGACTACTTACAAGAAACGGTTCGCCGTTTCATCCAGTACGTTCTTGGTTTCAACTATGGTGCGATTCGTGGCAAAGGTTTTCAGTTCTACGAAGACTCTTTCATTCTCACCAGTGCTTATGGTGATGATTTCTGCGGTCAAGTTGGGTTTGGCGGTAATAACGACACGATCCATTTCCAGATTAACGGCCATGGCTGCAAACATCTTTTCGCTAACCGCTCTTGTGCTTTTGTCCATCACTGGTTGCGTGTGGTGTTGGGTGTTCAGTACCTCACTCGTGTGGATTTAGCCTTCGATGACTACGACAACTTGCACACTTGCGAAGCGGCCGAACGTGCTTGCATCGCAGGTGGGTTTAAGCGTTCCCGTGGTTTCAGTCCTAAAGTCAAAATCTGTGATGAATATTCGTATGACGCTGACGGTAATAAAGTTTTTACCCGTGAAGAACGTAATTTCGGCTCTCGTCAGTCTCGCGTTTATTGGCGTGTCTACAACAAGAAACTTGAGCAAAACATCCAGTCTGAGGATTTCCATTGGTATCGGTCAGAAGTCGAGCTCAAAAAGTGGGACGTTGACGTCCTACTCAATCCCCTAGCCGCTTTTGTTGGGATTAATCCTTATGCGGCCTCGTTAATCAGTGAGGAAGTCACGCCGATGGTAACTAAAACCAAAGGCAAAAAGCGCGCTGCTTGTGACCTACTTTCGGCAACGTACTGGGCTAAACGCCAGTATGGCCGCCTTGTGAATTCCCTTTTGAATTATTACGACAATGACTTTGAAAAAGTCGTGTCATCACTGGCACGTGACGGGACGGTCTTCGCGTTCCCGTCCATGCACCAAAAACTAGTCAACGCTTTGGAGTAAAAAACTATGGCACGTTCTCGCGTCTTTGTTCTGGGTATCAACTTCGTTTGGAATCAAATGCAAGGTGATCATGCAATCCTTAACCTCTCTCGTCCACTTCGTGAAGTGAACGCTGAAAAGTACAAACGCCGTACTTTGGGTGAATGTGGTGAAGTGAATCCACAGTACGACCAGTATTTACACATTGACCGCAAGTATGCGGAAAAGCTCGAAAAGTCAGGGGCTTTTGTGGGTCGCCGTGAGTATGACGTTGAAGTAGCACTTAATCCCCTTGACCCGTTAGCGGGTTCGATTGTTGTTGATATGGTGCCCGTTGACCCTGAAGTCAAAAAGCATTTTGAAGCCTCACTTGGCAAAGTGAGTGCGTAAAAATGAGTAATTGCGTAATTGCTTACAACGGTTATTTGATGCTTGCGCCTCAAGGCTTTGACTGCACTTACGTGATTCTCACCCCCTCGGAGCTAGACGACATTAAAAATGTTTCGTTTGGCTCTTTAACCATCGACTCACAACTTTACTCTGATTTGACGGCGTATCTTCTACTGTCATTTTTTGGTGGTCATGTTTTGGGTCGATTAGTAAAAACCATGGGGCGTCGATAGCCCTAAATCCTTAAATCAGTTGGAGAAATTCCTATGAAATTTCGTAACATGGCTAAAAAATTCGGTGTTGTGGTAGCAACTTCTGTCCCTGCTTCTTTCGCTTTTGCGGATGATCCTATTACCGAACAACTCAAGGGCGCGATTGCGTCCGGTCAAGCGAATTACACCATGGTGGTGATTGGTGTCATTGGTCTTGCCGCTATCGCCTTCGGCCTTGGTCGTATCCTTGGCATCTTGAAGTAATCGTTATGGTTGCTTTTGTCTCCGATGCTCTAACCGTTGTGGTGGCCGTGGCTTATTTCATGGCCTTTGCATACGGCTTTTACACCGGAGTGAACGCCTCCTAAATGGGGGCGTTTCCTTAGGGGGCTTTATGCTGCGTTCAATGACCAATACCTTCATTGCGATACTTGTATTTATCACCCTTTTTTTACTTGGCTCACTGCCCCACGCCAACGCGGCTTCATGCCCAATTGGCGATACTCCTTCTCTAAAATGGCCTCTTGGCACTTCTTATATTGCCTCTGCTTGTGTCAATGGCTGTCGAGCGGTTGAGGGTTCAGCAGGTCAAAATACTTGGACTTGTAACACTTCAGCAGGTTATTGCACTGGCTATTTCACAACAACGGGTGATAGCTGCTCTGGCTCTGATAATACTAACGGTTCATGTGATGCTAACGGTAACTGTACAGGCTCCGGTAGTACTGGTGGCACTAATGGCAGCGGTCTGGTCAATGTTCCTATGTTGCCTTATTCAGTTATTCAAGGCACTGATTTATCTAAGGCTTTTGAACATACTGTCAAATCTTTAAACAACCAGAATGAATTTGTCAGAAGAGAAGTTGAATCACTAAAGATTCTATCGGAAAACAAACTTCAGGGTCTTTATAATTTATTTAGACAAAATACCGATGCTGTTAAGTCTTCTCAGCAACATATTACCGATACTAGAAACGAGTCTGTAAGGCAGACTCTAGAACTTTACAAAGCTAATGATAAATTACAACAGATGATAATTAAGCTCTCTTCTGGTACTGGGAGCGACAATGCAGAAACCTATCTTAAAAATATTTCTAACGCGATTAGTAATCACTTTATTGGAAACTCTTACAGCGCTTTAGCTCATCTAGATAACACCGTCAGTCGCCTAGACTCTGTAAAGCGTACTCTCGATGACAATCACAACTCATTTACTAACTTTTTTGCTTATCGCATGGACTCGTTAGAAAAGGCACTTTCTGGCATTGGTGGCGGCGGTGGTGATGTTGATTTATCCGGTATTGAGTCTGGTATTAACTCTCTTAACACGGGTATTGATTCGGTCAAATCGGGGATTGATAACCTAAATGGTTTACTCAGTGGTGAGGGATTATCTAAGCCAGGCATTGGCTCTGGTGTCGATTTCGGGGAGCTTCCTCTCTATGGTGAGGATGCTATCACCAAACTCAATACGGAAATTACCGATTTACAGAAACAATACTCAGAAAAGACAAAGGAGTTTAAAAAGCTCTTTTCCTTCGACATTACCAAGCTAGAAAGCGGCCAATACAAAGACCATTCTTTAACGTTTAAATTCGCTAACGGTGCCACGACTAAATTCACGTCTGGGGTCTTCCCTGCTTTGGTTGACAACGCCGCCTTGATTTCATCCGTCATCTTATTTTTGGCTGCTTTTGCAGGTATCAAGACCATCATGGGGGAGCGTGAGTAATGCAATTTTTATTAGATTTGCTTGGCGCGATTGCTAATGCAGGTGACACGGTCACTGAATTTTTCAAGTCTATCCCTGATTACTTCGGTCAGCTCGTCGTTTGGGGCAATGCTTGGTATGTCAAACTCAAGTTTCTTTGGCTGATTTACTCCCTTGAGCTTGCCTATAAAACGGCGGAGTACCTTCTCAATGACATTGGCTTTAACGATATGTTAGCCAGTTTCTTTAATGCCCTACCGGATGAAATCCGTTATTACGCTTTCATTTTCAAAATCCCTCAAGCTATCGGGATTTACTTCAACTGTCTTGCTACTGCGTTTGTTTGGAAAATTACGAGGTTCTAACCATGGCTATTTTTATTCGGACGGGAGCCAACGGGTCGTACAAGTCTGCTTATGTGGCCTACTTTGTCATTTTAGAAGCGTTAAAAGCAGGTCGCGTTGTTGTCACCAATATGCAGGGGTTTGAAACGCTCGATGTTATCGAAAAGCGTTTTGATATTACGTTCCCCTCCACTACTCGCCTAATCCGTATCTTCAGCCGTGATAAGAATGGGATTGAGCTTTGGCAGCATTTCTTTTGTTGGTGCCCGATTGGTGCGCTCATCGTGATTGATGAGTGCCAAGATATTTTCTCTAAGAACATCGGCTTTCGTATGGAGAAGGTGTTCTATCGTCCGTTGTCCGATTTTCTCCCTATGTTGCCGCCTGACTATGAGAGCTTTTTTAATTCTCGCTATCTCCCTGCGGATATGTCCAAGCTGCAAGCTTGTGAGATGGACGACAGGGGGATAGCCGAATATGACGAAACAGGCCGGATCATTTATCCCTTATCTTTTAATGAGGGGTTCATGCGTCACCGCCATTATAACTGGGATATTCACTTGCTTTCGCCTGATTGGGGGCAAATTGATTCGGCTATCCGTGCTTGCGCGGAAGAATGCTATTTCCATAAAGGCCGTGACGCCTACTTTTTTGCTCGAAGAAAGCCCCTGATTTACCGTCACCCGAAAAACGTTGCCACATTGGTTATCCCAAAAGGAAAAGATCCCAACGTCTTTCCTCAAAAAATCCCTCTCGATGCTCACTTGCTCTACAAGTCCACGTCAACGGGGCAAGCGAATCAATCAGGTGCAATCAATATGCTGCTAAAGAATCCCACCATCTTGGGGTCTTTGCTGCTTGGTATACTTTCAATTGGGTATTTTATCTATGCGTTTTCCGGTCTGGTTTTTGGTTCTTCTAAGACGGTGGCGGACACGTCCGCGCAAACGTCTAACACTTCCGTTTCTCAGTCGCCCGATAGCGTTCCTCAAACGGGTGGGCAAAATGCTCCTGCTTTATCTACTGGTGGGGACGGCCATCAAGCTAGCTCTGTTTCCCCTGCTCCATCTCATCGGATTGATACCATAAAGCAAATGCTTGGTCTTTATGACTTGCAGACCCTCTATTACACCGGACACACCACACGACAATCCCAAACTAAGGGCTTTCAGTTCTTTGTCACACTGGAGGCCAAAACACCGGAGGGAACCTATTACCTAGACGATACATTCTTGAGGGCAAACGACATTGCTTACGTGCATTACGATGACTGTCTACTCAAGCTCACGAAAGAAAACATCACTATCAACGTAACCTGCAAGCCGATACTGCGCGAGGCGGTGCCTGACGCGAGTCAGCCTCCGCAAGTAAAGTTAGGCGCGCTCTTTTAGGTGATCATATGGAACAAATCGTTATTACTGTCGACCAGTTCGCCACATTCATGGAAGCGGCCTTTTTTTCAAACGTGCTCGCGGTCTTTCTGGCTCTATTGCTCTATGACCTATTGACCTGCTTTCTGGTGTCGTTCTTCACGCGCATGCGAAAGCGAATGAACAACATATCCACAGAATCTGTAGATAACTAGGCCGCTTATGCGGCCTTTTTAATGTTTAAAAAATGGTTTAATCAGATTGAAGCCGCTCGGCGCAGTCATCAACTCTGTTGATGCGAGCAAGCGGAATTTCTGCAATATCAATTGGGACAATGGTCGCTTTCTGCTTATTGGTTGGGATAAGTGGCGCTTAGCGCGCGCACAAGGAGTGGACTACGACGCGGAGCAGCGCAAAGCGCTCGAACCCCCGTACTTGTACTACGGGGGTACTTTCCCCCATCCACCTTAGCCTCTGGGGGCACCGTCCTTAAAAAACTATCTCGCGCCCTAGTGCGCGACACGGAGCGTAGCGACTCTTTTCCTTAACTTGCAGCCAAGAAAAAGCCGCCTAAGTCGGCGGCCATTCATTGCAAGCAAAGGTGTCTTTCATCTTGAATCTATCGTTCATCGCAAAGACTAAACGACATACTTGCGGCACTCAATACTCTACTGTATAAAACGCGATGAGCAACAAAGTGCCTATGCAATTGTTAGGGTTATTAGTTGCCATTGTATCATTACATCAACTGATTATACGGCTTGCTGCCTGCTAGTCAGTATGTATCGGATATTTACTTAACTATTTAGGTGGTTGTTTATGAAGTTCCAAGGTGCAGTAATTAAAGAGCAAGGTGTCATATTTGCTATTGTCGTTGTAAAAAAGCACGTTGTTGATTCGCCACATGAAAGTGAAAAAGCAATAAACGCTTTCATGCACCATTTCCCAGGTATGCCCGTAACATTAATGGCACAAGATTCCCGTGGACGTGCTACTTATCGAGGTCGTAATGACATTGTGAAGTTCTTGGCAAACTTGCATCCATCTCAAATACCGTGGCGTGAGTACACACTAAGTTAAGGTTAGGTTTACTAACCCTAAAACATAACAATCTGTTTAAGAGTGATTCGCAACGCTTGGCATTTTTGCTATTCGTTGCGTTTAGTGTTTAAGGTAGTAGGTATTGCGTTGCTCACACCTTAACAGGGCGTTAGGGTTTTAAAACTTAACCTAATGTGTCAAAATGCATAGCACGTAAGTTTCTGAAATATCGGTTTTAGTAAAAAATACTCGGATAGTTTTTGTGACAATTGAATATACTGGCTTTCATGGTTCAGATTTTGACAACGTCAAATCTATCCTAGCGGAAAACTTCCGAGAAAGTGAAAACAACGATGAGTGGTTAGGGTATGGTGTCTATTTCTTTGTTGAGGGGATTAGTGAACCTAAAGAAAACGCAATAGAATGGGCAAGAAATCAATCCTACGCTAATGGTAAATTGAAATACGATAAGTATGCTGTTTTTAAAGCAAAAATCGTATGTGATAGAGTGTTAGACACAACAAACACTCAAGGTTTAGCTGTTTTTAATACTCTAAGAAATGCATTGATAAAAAAGCATGATGAGTGTTTCCAAAAGAGTAGAGACTTTCGAAGTGATGATCGAGTTATGTGGAACTTAGTAGCTCAAACAATGAAACTCGATGCTGTAGTACATAATCTTTATATTAAAGATAGGGTTCAGAGAATTAAGAAAATTGGCTCAAATGTTCCAAATACGACGGTCTTGTGTGTTAAAGTGCCAACTTCTATAGTTAGAGAAACAATAGAAGTTGTTTGTGATGGAGAGGTAAGACAATGAATTTACAACAGATGCTGCAAGAAGCTTTAGCTCGTGTTGACTCTATGTCAGCAGAAGAGTTTGAAGCTGAGTGTATTACAGCTGGATATGCTCCTATCCGTAAACATACATTTAGTATGTCTGAAAAAAGCATGGTTCAAACAGATGGGATGTCGTATAGACACAGTGTATCCATTCGTGGTTATGAACAAGTCGACTTCATGTTAGAACCTGCAAACGATTCAACATTCCAGTTAGCGGCATAA